TGGTGAGTTGTGGACAACCGCAGGTTAAATCAACCCCACTTGGAAAGAAACTTTTAAAACGAACTATTCGTCGAAAGTATACCTTAGGAAAATCCAAATTGAAAAAATCTGTATCTATTTTATTAAAAGATAGGGAAACACGAAAAAATGTGCTCATTGCCCACCGAGCATTAAAGACCGTACCGTTAAGCGACATCCATGTTTATTTGAAGAAACAAAATCTTATTAAAATCGGTAGTGCCGCACCAGCGGATGTTGTGCGACAAATTTATGAGTCTGCTTTATTGGCAGGTGAAATAACAAACGTAAACAAGGATATTTTATTACATAATTTTATTAAGGGTGAGTCGGACACTATATTTTAATTTTTATCGTTCTAATGTATGGAAACTACAAATAACGAAATATCTCCATACGCCAGAATGTTTTTCTTAAAACTGTCGAATTACTTGGATACAAAACTATATTACTTTGGCAGTGTTCAGAGACAAGATTACTTTCAGTCTTCCGACATTGACGTTGCCATATTTAGCGAAAATTTGGATAGCACTCTCAATAAAATGCAAAACTATCTAAACCTTAAGAGAGAAAAGTTCAAAAAATTTGTTTGGAGATTAAACTCAAATAACAAAGTGGTAAATGGGTACAAATTAATGATTAAACAACCAGAGCATGACTTTGTTGCCGAATTTTCTATTTTTGACGAAAAATACAAGGACGATATATTGTTTGCGTATAATGAAAAAAAAGATTTACCCTTTTATGCGACGATAATGCTGATTATTATCAAGTTCTTTTACTACACGTTGGGGGTTATTCCCAAAGATATTTATATTTCCACAAAAAAATACATTTTAACTTTTGTTATTGGAAAGCCAGAAGACAATTTTGTTGTTATTGACATGAAAGACAAATAAGTTTCAAACCATTAATTAAGTACTTACTTATTAAACCACTTAGAATAACTTTCTAATTGTTTTGAAAAACATTCCTTAGTAGTATTATTAGAACATTTATCACATTTTTTACTCAAATTATTATGTAGTTTTAGTGTTTTTTTATTTATATTGCCATTTTTTTTATAAATTTTACCGATGTTTTTATTGCTTTTTAGATATTTTTTACAAACCTTACATTTTAGTGATTTATAATGTATTTTGCAATATTTTTTAATAAACTTTTCCTCCTCAACTTTTTCCTCCTCCAACTTAATTTTCATATTTTTATAGATATAATATAGAAGTACAAATAATTAAAAATCATTTTTTTATTATTTCTTTCTTTAGAAATAAATCATTATTTTTTAAACATTGAAGAGAGAAACACACTCACACAATGGCGTTGGTGAACCATTACTTAAAAGTCACTTCGGAACATATCAAAGAATACGGCGAAGACACCGTTGTCTTGTACCAGGTCGGCGATTTTTTCGAAGTATATGCGATTAAAGACCGTGCTACTCAAAAAATTAATGGTAGTCGACTAGAAGACTTTTGTCGTATATGTGACTGTGCCATGTACGAAAAAAAAAACAGTAAACACGAAAGTGGCGTGGTAGTTGGGGCGGGATTCAAAGTCGATTGTTTTGAAAAATTTATCAGAAAATTACAAGATGCTCATTTTACTTGCCCTATTTACGAACAAGCCCAAGACGAAACCAAAATTCGAACTTTAAACAGAATAATTTCACCTGGCACTTATTTCTCACAAGAGTCGACGGTCCTTTCCAATAACATCACTTGTATTTGGTTATTCGTCTATAAAAGCCTTGTATTTGTTAAGGGGACTTATATTGTAGTTGGGGTTGCGAATTTAGACGTTTTCACTGGTGAGACTACCATTTCTCAGTTCAAAGAACCTTGGATTAATAACCCAACTACTTTTGATGAACTACAACGATTTATCTCCATTTATAATCCCAGTGAAGCGATTGTAATATCTAATTTATCGGCAACCGAAACGGATGATATTATTGGATATGCGGACATTATTCGATGCCCAACTATTCATCGAATTAATACGTCATCGTGTGATTCATTGGATCCAACCCATATGGTTCGCGTAGGTAATTGCGAAAAACAAACATATCAAATGGAAGTTATTAGTCGAGTTTATAAGGACGAAAACAGTGAAATATTCATGCTGAATTTTTACGAGAACAATATTGCGTGCCAGGCATTTTGTTACCTACTCGACTTTGTGCATCAGCACAGTCCTCACCTTACTAGCAAAATTAAAGAACCGTATTTGGAAAATTGTTCCACCCAATTGAAACTAGCCAATCATTCTCTAACTCAGCTAAATATCATTGACGATGCGTCTCATTACGGCAAGTATTCTTCTGTTTCGTCCATGCTTAACGAATGTGTTACCTCCATGGGAAAACGTAAATTTCGGTCGGTTCTATTAAATCCCACTACCAAAATCGACTATTTGAATAAGGAATATGAACTTACGGAACATCTCCTAGCAACTCCTCCGTTGTTTATGGGTATTCGAGGACTGTTACAATCCATTAACGACATGACAAAATTTGCACGACAACTTATTATGAAACAGGTGCCAGAAAAGAAATTTTGCGTCTTATTGAATAACTTCAAGACTGCCCAACAAATATTTTCGTTATTGTCTTCAGACATGACTCTCTCTTCTTATTTTGGAGAGAATGTTTTAAACTTCTTGGATATTCCTTTCTACTGTGATAAAATAACGGACTTTGTGGAGAAACGGCTTAACATGGAGGTGCTTGCGAACGCGGGAGAGGAAGAAAATGGCCCCATTCATTTCTTTCAGCCAAACGTTTACGCGGAATTGGACCAATCCACCAATATTTTAATGAAAAACGAGGCCAAATTAGAGGCCATTCGCAGGTATTTGTGCTTTGTAGTTGGTACAAAAGAACGAAAAAAAGAAACGGAATTTGTTAAAAAACACGAATCTGTAAAAAGTCAGAGCCTTTTGGTTTGTACAAATATCCGTTCCAAACTGCTTGAGGACGCATTGCCTGCGAACAAAACGTTTGTTAAACTCGAATACTTGTTTTTGGGAACCACTCAATCGTTTGATTTCAAAGTCTCCAAAAAAGATATCGCATTTGTTAAACACAACACGAGTGATAAAATCATCACGAACGAGCAAATTACTCAGTTATGTCATGATATTTTTAATCAAAAAAATCAATTAAAAATAACGGTTTCGTTTCTTTACAATAAGTTTTTGGAAGAATTCAATTCGCATTTTCATAAGGACCTGAATTGTATCATCGACTTTCTCACCACGGTGGACGTGCTAACTACGAAGGCGTTTATAGCCAAAAAATACAATTACTGTCGCCCAGTGATTGTTGAATCAGAAAAATCTTTTTTCTCCGCGAAAAGTATTCGGCATTGTTTGATTGAACAGTTACAAAACAACGAGTTATATGTATCAAACGATGTTACACTTGGTAACGGCTCGGTGGACGGGATTTTATTGTATGGCACAAATGCGGTTGGAAAAACAAGTTTAATACGGTCATTGGGAATTGCGGTTATTATGGCCCAATCTGGATTGTTTGTTCCGTGCGATGCGTTTACTTATTCTCCATACAAGTATTTATTTACTCGAATCTTGGGGAACGACAATTTATTTAAAGGTCTCTCTACATTTGCCGTAGAAATGTCTGAATTAAGAACGATATTACGTCTCGCAGACCAAAATAGTTTGGTTTTAGGGGATGAATTATGTTCTGGGACGGAAAACATTTCCGCGATTAGCATTTTTGTCGCGGGTATTCAAAAACTTCATAGTGTTAAAAGTAGCTTTATATTTGCTACACACATTCACGAAATTGTCAATTTCAAAGAAATTTCAGACTTATCGTCTGTGGTACTCCAACATTTAACCGTGATGTACGACCAGGCGCGAGATGTGTTGGTGTATGACCGTAAAATGAAACCAGGCCCAGGCAACAGTATGTACGGATTAGAAGTATGTAAATCCTTAAAATTGCCTGAGGATTTTCTAGAGGCGGCATTCAACATTCGTATGAAGTACTTCCCGGAGCAACAAGGATTTCTCTCTCTAAAGACTTCTCATTTTAATAGTAAAAAGATAATGAATCTTTGTGAGTTATGTCAACAAAACAGGGGAACGGAGGTTCATCATCTTCAGCACCAAAAATTCGCCGATTCGGATGGCTTTATTAAGACGGAAAGTGCTTTTTTTCACAAGAATGCGTTGGCCAATTTAGTTACCTTATGTGACAACTGCCATACCGATATTCATAAATCCAACGCGCAACACAAAAGAATTAAAACTTCTAATGGAAGCATTATAGGAGAGATTTAAAATCAACCTAGTTTTTTATTTTAATATTTTCTACGTTTTTTAGTTTTTCTGCGTTTTTTTGTTTTTCTACATTTCTTGTTTTTGGTGTTTGTTTTTTTTCGACTTTTTTTACTGCCGCCAGCCGCGGCAGCAGCCATATTTGTAGTAAGTGGCGGTGTGATCCCAATAGTGTTGGTAGAATTTAACGTATCATCTAAAGTTTTAGCGGGACTGATGCTACTAGTAATTAATTTGTTATCATCTAAGGTTTTAGCTGGTTCTGCTGGTTTAACTGGTTCTGCTGGTTTAACTGGTTTAACTAGCTCTCCGTTTTCTATGGTATGTCCCGCTAATAATTCCTGATACTTTTTTTCATTATCCTCCAATGTTTCAAATGTTGGGGTTTTAGTAAACGGTGCTGGCAACGGGGTTGGCTTTTTCCCTGAAGATGATATGGGTTTTTCGACAAATTTAACAGTAGTTATCGCATTTGACTCTGTAATTAGTGTTTTAAACATTTCGTATGTTACCTTTTTATCTTCCATTAGACCCTTATCCGTGTTAATAGTTAGTTTCTTTAAATCCACAAAATCCACCAAGAATTTGCCTGCGGTACCACGCCCGTCCATCAATACGAATCGGAGTTCAGTATCTCCCGAAGTTATTTGTAACTTTGGGTTATCTTCTTTAACTCGTGCTACTTCGGTGGTTTCAAAAGTTAAAGCTGACCCCAAAAATAAATGTACTACGTCAGCCGCTTTAATAAAACTAATAAATAAATAATTCATATGGTCTGTAATAATAACGCTGCCACTTTTTAATTTATCAAATGACGTTGGTTCTACCGTAGTGCATTTTATATTCTTATCATAAACTGCCGTTGGGACGGGTCTTGATTGAATCGCAGAACCACATTCTCTTGATACATGTTGTCTATACCCAGCTTTTTTATCATTTTTACTAGAACACGGGTGGAAAAAACCCATTTGTGGCAATGATGTTACGGGGTCTCCCGTATTAGAAAACCTATGAAGTATAATTGAGTTTCCTATTACGTACCGGCATAAGTCTTCACTTGCTTTTTCATTTAGAACTCGTGGTGAACCGAACGAAATACAAACCGCGTTATCAGAGAGTTTACTGTACTCTGGGCCGCCAAAATCTTCTTTCTTTCGGGAAGCATATTCATATACCATAAGCGTTGCCATACCTCCTCCTAAAGAATGTCCTGTAAACACTGGTATTACTTTTTCAGTGTCGGTGGGTTTTAAAAATTCATTAACCACATAAGCCATGGCGTTGCTAATTGTATGCATGATTTCTAGTGTAATTTTTTCAATACCTTTTAAGACACCAGTTTGTTTTGCTTCGTTAACAATATACGGAAAAAGTGTCTGAGGTTTAGTGTAGCTTCCTGCGGTCTTTGCGCTATACGTACCTCTATAACAAACAAAGACAAAGTTTTTAAAGTCCAAATGTCCTATGATAAGTACGTCTCCGTAGTTTGAATCGGCGACCGAAATAATCAGTAATTTTGGGTCTAAGTCATGCGTAAAAAAAGGGCTGTTTTCGGTGTTTTCAATTAACTCGTTCACATCTTTCGCGTACTTTGTAAAATCAATCGATTTCTTACCGTTTGTAATCCTAAATGGAATAACGTTGCTTTGGTCGTTTAGGCCAAATTTTAATTCCTCGTCAAAATTATTCAATTCTTCTACACTTTTAAGCACACTTATGGCTTGTTTTATTTTTAGAGGAATTATTTTAAATAACCCTTTGACTAAATAATACGAGATTGGATCCTCTGTATAAGCAATTCTTGATAATGCCGCACACATAAAATCAAAAAAAGAAGCCACCCCAATATAATCTGTTGTTTGTACAACGGCCGTTGCTGGGGCGGTCGTTGGGGCATTTGCTGGTGCTGCCGACGAGGTCACTTCTATTGTTCCGTTTGTGCTTGCGGCTGGTTTAGACATACCGCTTCCCATATTTAGTTAGTTTTGTATAATATAAATAAATATAAAAATAAGTAAGATATGTATGTTTAACAAGTTTCATATTTATTAAACATTTCAAGAAATAACGATATTTTGCTATTATTATTTCTTCTCTGGGCGGCCAGGTAACTGTCATAACTGGATACTACTATACATCGTTTGACTGCCCTGGAAATCGCCGTGTATAAAGTCCGTTTGTCCCAGCAACTTTGTGCGTTATCTATAAAAATAACAATGGTGTCGTGCTGACTGCCTTGTGCCTTGTGAACTGTCAACGCGTAAGCCAAGTCAAACGCGTTCTCCAATTCATTCGAGTCTAATGTCGCGTCGGTTTTATCGTGGTATTGAATATCCACAGAAGACCCATCGGTTGAAATCGTTTGAATTTGTGCCGTCTCTCCATTTGCTCGTAAAGTTTCTTCCGAATAATCGTTTTCGGTTCTCAGAATGACATCGTTATCATAGAACCTTCTTCGTTGGTTTGGAATAAACTTGCGTCTTGCGGCGTTCTGGTTAAAACTAGTTTGCGCGATATTGTTCAAATTGCCGACATTGAACTTGAACTTTTCATTCTTGAAATAAGATAAAAATTTACAATTGTGTTTGGTAAGCCCGTACTCGTCAATCAGCAATTCAATTTGGGTTGCGTTAAGTTGACTTGAATCCGGGGTTAGGAACTTGTTGATATTTTTAAAAATCATGGTAGTTTCATCAAAGTGGTCAAACGTTAATAATTCCTCGTTCATTCGCAAAATGTTTTCTTTCAAGTTCCCAGTATCTTGTCGATGTATTATTTTTAGTTTGGAGAGAGACTCTGGAAAAATATCAGACTCTATAATACTTTTTAATACACACCCTGGGCCAATGGACGGTAATTGATTATTGTCTCCAACCAGTAAAAGACGGCACTTGAAAAAATCGCAAAATTCTAGTATTGTTTCAAACATGAATATGTCGACCATGGAGAATTCGTCGATTATAATTAAATCAATGGTTACAGACTGAAAATCTTCTTTTGGATCGCGTTGATTCGCCCAAAAGTCTCGTCGTACAGTTTCAAACTTGGACAACATGACCCGATGACACGTGCCAGAGTAATTCTTACTGACCTTAAAGTTGTCTCGTTTTTCTAGTCTGGCCATACGCGTTCTCAATTGAACAAATGCGAGTCCTGTTGGAGCGATGACCGATATGTTTGCGGGTCGCGCGAGCTTACATTCAACGAGAACAAAAACGACGCATTCCATGATGGTTGTTTTACCTGTGCCTGGGTATCCGGTAATGACACTCAACTTGTTCGTTATGGTGTTAATAATGGCTTGTTTTTGTTCCGCACACAGGGTTTGTTCTGATTTCATTTCGAACAACTCAATAAAGTGGTTGATTTCGTCCAAATCAATATCAATTGTTTTGTCTAGGAACAGGTCACACAATTTGTCGCCCAAGTTTTTCTCAAGGTTGAATAAATATTCGGTGGTAATGTATTCACGGTCTTTTATCACAAGGGTCATACAACTGCGTCGAACAATGGAAATGTATAAACTTGGGTCCCGTTGTGTTTTCTCGCAAAATTCGTTGAACTTTTTGTAAAAGTATTGTTTCTCGACGTAAAAAGAGTTATATTTGTGAATGAAATCAAAATGCCAAACGGAACACTTTTCTTCAAAGGAAGTGTTTAAATCGTATTGTTCATCAATAAAATCCGCTTTTTCAAAGGAAAGCAACTGAAATTCCGCTCGAATGAAATGGAATGGATGTTGAACTAAGTTATACAAGGACAATGAACTATCATGACACCCCTGTATTTTACGAAGTATATTTTCCAAGATAATCATGGTAAGATGACATCTTTTGATAAGAATATTGTAAACATGGCTCACGGTGGTTGTTGTAATTGGAGTAGCGGAATGTTTTCTGTTAAAATACTGAATATACTTATTGTACTTTATCACAAACGTGGACGCAGTTTTCAGTTTGCTGGCCTCGACCTTGTTCACTTTTTTGTAATCTGGGTCCTGTAAATTACTTTTAATGGCGGAATCGTCCCCCCGGAGGTTATCCAAATTTTTTATCTCATAAGTAACTACGCCGTATTTTATTTCAGACTTTACAACTTCAAAAAACGCCTCTCGAAGTTGTACTACATCCCGAACAGCGTAAACCTTGGCAACTTGTTTTTGGGGGATTGGTGCTATCGTGTCATTATTTACACTTTCTAGTTTTCTTTTATTCGAGTCCACAAAAAATTGTCTCACGTCCATTGTGTTTTGTAAAATAATGATATTTTTGTAAAACAATGATATTTTTGTAAAACAACTTAAAAAGAATGGTTTAAAAATCAAATTTAACTAAAATTAAATAAAACAATTTAATTAACAAGTACTGTTAAAAATGTCCGTGTAATCATTCCCTCTAAAAAATCATTATTTAAATTTGTAAAATGTGCGACAACAATAATCCTCTTACAACAGCGCAATCTGAAAAGGATGTACATCCCTTTTTTAAAAAGTTTTTGGCAAAAAAAATTAAATTAAATGAAACAACCGTTACGGAGGTCAACGACGTCATCGAGAAGGTAAATGACTTAACGGTCGAGGAACCCTCACAACAAAAGATTCCCAACAAAGGAACCGGGGCTGGCGGTGCCGCTACAAATCTTAATGGCAAGCTGTTTGAAGCCAAAACAGACAACGAAACAAGACTACTCAACGATGGATTTAAAAAAATCGTAACGGGTCATACCAAATTTGGTTACTTTTTATCGAAACAACTTGAAGACAAAAGAGTTATCTTTGTTTCTCAAAGCGGATTAAAAGAATTTATCAAAAGGTACTACCACATTGAATTATTCCGTCATCCAGATGAAGCTTATATTTTTGAGTACACGGACGGCCGAAGAGTAATTAAAATACTTGAAAAGAAAGAACAAAATGTGGAAGGATCGGTTGACGTGAAGTTACTAAGTGGACCAGTATTTCGTGAAGAATACACTGAAGCGTTGGAAGGCAAATTTGAGGTCGAGTATGCGTTCTGCGTTAATGAGTACTTACAGAAAAGAATTGTATCTCGGAAGAAGAAATACATAATTTTTAACAAAATAATGGCAAGACATGGCATCGACATTTTGTTTGGCGACGACTTAAATTATTTTGATAAGCTAGATGAGTGGTTAGATATTTAAGTATTTTACAATTTAAGTATTATTGCTCTAACACCGAAAAACAATCATACTTGCATATTTTTTATATTTAACATATTATATATTATAATTTAAGTTTTCTAATAAAATATTCTAATAATTTTTTATAATTACTTCTTTTGCCTTTGCCTCTGGGTTTGATGAATTAATGGTTCTTTTACATAAAATCGACTCGGTGTGATAATTCGGCTCGGTAAACGTGTCGCGAACAAATTCTACGTCGGCGTTACTCATCATAAGTTTTACGTTATTTTCTCTTAGAGTGTGTATTGAACTGAATAATGTCAGGTGGTCTTCAAGACAAAACCCATTTTCGGTATAACCAACAAATGATGTACTAGTCTCTGGTGCATAAGGCGGGTCCAGGTAAACGTAGTCCAACGGATTATTTACTCGAGCAAGCGACGTACTAAAGTGACAACACTCAAAAATAACACCCCTAATAAGATTGTAAATGTCATTCAAGTGTGCTTCGTTGATTATCTCTGGAGTATTTTTAGAATGACCATAGGGAACATTGAATCCATTGGGACCAATTCGAAACACCCCTCTAAAACACGTTTTGTTTAAGAAAATAAGAAACGCGGATCCTTGAACAGTCTTCTTTTCCTCTGCGGATAGACTGTTGTACTGAATGCGAACCCAATAATAGTAGTTCTCTTTTAAATCAGTGGCTTCTTCCAGATTCTCCGGGGCCCGATTAAGAGGTCCTTCGGTGCGGCACTCATCGTACTCAGTAATTAACACTTGTATAGCATCAAACAATTCGTGACGCGAAGTTTGAATGTTTTTATACATGAAAATTAACGGTTCATTCGAATCAGACGCATATACGTTTCCGGTTAAGTTAATGACACCTATTCTCGCATAAGACAATAATGTAAATAATACGCTACCACCTCCTAAGAACGGTTCATAATAGTTCTCAATGTTCACTGGAAAATCGGCAATCAATTTGTCCAATATTTGGGTTTTCCCTCCAACCCACTTTAAAATGGGTTTTAAAATATTTAATTTGCTTTGCGTCTTGTTTTTAACGAGTAACATTGTTTTTATACTGGAACTCTCTTTAGGTTGTTTTGTTCTCTTTTTGAAAAAGTCCGCGACGTTTCTTTTGGAAGAAGAAGAAGAAGTTGATGTCTCAGGAACGTATTCGACTTTAATAACCAACATATTATTTTTTATACTTGAAGACTCTTTTTTCCCTTTTTTTGTTTTCTTTTTAAAAGTGACCGCTGCCGCCTTTCTTTTAAAAGAACTCATTGTGTTATAAGAATAAGTAATAATGATTTAAAAATAAATATGTTAAATTTATTTTTATAAAATATATATAATATTGGAGAGAAACAATTACTTTTGTTTTGTGTTGTTTCTCTCTTAAATCATCTGACAAATCAAGAGGGAATAAATATGTGTTCGGTGTAAATTAAATAT